CGAAAGAGCACCAAGGAATGAAAGACATTTCGATCGATTTACTGGTCGATGAAGTCGAACAGACCATCGGGCGCTTGCAGTCGTTCGACTTCGCTCCGGTCTTTGAATCAGTGCTCGATATTTTGCACGAGGGGTTCTCATCGAACTTTGATCAGACCCGAGCACCATACGGTCAGTGGCCTCCACACTCTCCGTTGACGATTGCCAAGTATGGTCCGCATCCGTTGTTGATTCTGACCGGTGCAATGAAGGCTTCGGTCACGCAATCGGGAGCTGCAAACAGGATAGAGGAAATCACGCAAACCGAAGCAATAATCGGAACGTCACTTTTTTATGCTCCGTATCAACAGTACGGAACTTCTGGACCGAACCCGATTCCTGCAAGGCCGTTCTTGTGGCTTGAGGGTGATTATGTCGACCAACTACACGAAAGATTCGCTGATGAAGTCGCAAGCAAATTACTCGGAATTACAACTACCTGAGCTCGAACCTGATTGGATTCCTGCTCCAACTGCTGCGCCGGCAGGCAGCAAAGAGAAGGTCGAAGTCTTGCGACAACGTGTCGAAAAAAACGAACAGCTTTGGCACCCAAACGATGATAAGACGATGGTGAAACGATGCTAGGATCGAGAATTAAAATCCTTGGGGACGCAATCGTAGCAACTCTTAACCGCGATGCGGATCTGGCAGCAAGAGCATTCACGCTTCGCAAGAAACCGTACAACCGAGGGCGAACTTGGGTTACTGGTGGTCGGGTGTCTCCGCTCGGGTGCGAAGAGCAAACCAACGAGAATTCACAAGACCGGCGAGCGTTCCGGTTCGTGATTTCGATCTCCGATCCAGGCGACGGGGATCTTGTCGGTGGAATGGAAGATCATCTTGGGGCGATAGAACGAATCGAAAATATCTTCGCGAACAAAGCCCGCAGGGAAATTCCCAACGACGAAAATCCAAGCGATCGAACTCAAGTTTGCTCCGGTCTTTATTGATCCGGCATTCGAGGCCGGCTACGATGTGAGTTCCTGTATTTTGACGATCGAATGCCTCATTACCCGTTTGGATTCGAAAGCACTATGAGCAACGAAAACGCTGGAAAAGACGAATCGATCTTGGAAACGTTTCCAAAAACTGACTCGGTTATCGAGCTGTCCGGACTACCTGAAAGCGGTCTAGTTACTGCCGAGCAGACCGAAACCAAGGCCACAATCGATGGGGTATGGATCGTCGACGGGAGGCTTGCAGTCTGCGAGACCGAAGAAGAGGCCGTGAAGCTCTGCGAGTCCTGTTTCCATATTCAAGCAACTGCGATTCCGAGTGATCGATTCCCAGGGCCGGGGGAAAAGGTCTTGCACTACCGAAAGATCGCAATGTACGGCAGTCCTGAGTGAGCAGACGGGGCGTAGAATTCATGAAATTCTAAACCCTCGGAGCAAGCCAAATGTCGCAAGCAACTGCAAGCCGTCTTATCGTTTCGGACTCCACGACCTGGGGCAGCGGGATCGGGGTCGCTTTCAACGAATGCTCCCTGGTCGGGCAGCGAACGAATGGTATCCATCAGGGGCATCGAGGGACGCGCCAAAGGGCTAGCTGCCGGGCTCGGACGCTGACCGATAAATCCGGCGGAAATATCTCCGGGAACTTCGGCGTCCAGGAAATCGATTGGTTCCTGATCCGTACTCTAGGACACACCGGACCGAGCCCGTACATTCCGACCGAGACGATTCCGAATTGGTACGCACTTTTGGATAAGGTCGCGGCGATCTACCAGTACAACAAACTGCGGATCAACTCGCTGGAAATCTCTGGCCAGGAATCGCAGTACCTAAATTGGAACGTGGCTTGCGTCGGTGAACTCGAAGAAGTGTTCGGATCGACCTATCCGACCAGTCCGGTCCCTGAATGCGGGACGGCGTTCGTGCTGGCTGACTGCGCATTGAACTACGCATCGACGGCGTACAAGATCCAATCGTTTAACCTGTCGATCGACAATGCGCTGGATCCGAACCAGTACGAAAATTCGTTGACTCCAACGCGATTTGAGTCCCAGGATCAGATCGTTCAGTTGTCGGTCCAGACTGCTTTCAGGTCGGACACCTCGGCTCTTTACGATGCGGCTTTGGCCGGTGGCGAAGCGTCTTTGGTGATCTCGGACGGGACGACCAGTTATTCGTTCAACTTCGGCAATCTCAAGTGGATGGCCGGTGGGCCGACGGTCCCAGGTCGAGGACGGATCAATCAGGCTCTTACGTTCGAGGCTTTCCGCAAGGCGAACACGACGACCAACACGGCTGACAACCAGATCCACGTGGTCAAGTCATAGCGTGCTTGATTCGAGCGGCTATACTCAGGGGGCTTTCAGTCCCCTTTTTTTATTGAGGTTGCCATGAGTTGGAAAGATCCGTTGATTCGAGCCGGTGTTGCGTGTCCTGCATTCGTGAAGGAAAAAGAAGGTTTGTATCCTTCGTTTTTCTTCCGGTATCGTCGACCCGGGCCGGTCGAGTGTGAGCATCAGCACAAGCAGTTCTCGGCATGTACCGGCGATCCTGACAAGCTTGTCGCATCGATGCAGGCGTTCGTCGCTGCTTGGATCACTTCATGGTCGGTGAGCGATCCTTGCGATGCGGCTCACGTGAAAATGCTGACGCATCCTTTGTTGCTCAAGATCTATTTCATCATCGTTCAATCGGACCCATCGGCTGAAATTCCTGCTGAGTTCCTCGGCGATGGCGAAACCGGATCGGCTGAGGGCGAGCAAAAAAAATAGCAACGGCATTTTCGCTGCGGCTGGTCAATCCTGCACTGGCGGCTCGGTCCTGCGATATTTGCCGACAAATCATGTTCGATGAAGAGTCCGGCCAACCGATCAAGGCCAGGGACGGAAAAGGCTATGCGAAGCGGACGCACAAAACCCCTTGCGATGCTTCGATCGGGTGCGCAAAGGGTCACTACAATGACAAGCCAGACCTGAACCCAAGCCAAGAGGCTGTGATCAGTCTGTACTTGGCATCGAGGGCAAGCGGCGGTGCAATGCTAAACGAGGCTGAGCGACGCGATTGGTGGCTTGCTGAGACGTTCGGCCAACTTCGAGAGATCGAGGAACGAGTGAATAAAAACACCATGGAGAATTTAATCCTCGGAATGGGAGCTGCTTTCCATGGCTGAGAATGCCGAACGTGGGGTGATATTCACGCTGAAAGCTCAGGTCGACCCGACTGCTAAATCCGTCGTTGAAAACTTCTCAAAGACGGTCGAGCAATCGCAAGCCCAAGCAGCAAAAACGATCAGCGACACGATAGCTAAATCGGCTGCTGAAATCGTTGGTACTCAGCAACAGTCATCGGCTGCGGTTCAAGCAACAGCAACGGCGGCAGCTCAAGCGACTGCAAGCGCGGTAGCCGAGTCAGTAAAAAAAACAGTCGACTTTGAAAAAAGCTCTGCTTCTGAAATCGTTCAAGCCTGGACGAGCGCAGGTGAGTCGAAATCGGCTGCTGCAAAACAATCCTCTAGCGTGACGATTGAGCAGGCGACGAAGCCGCTAAGCGATGCTGAAAAGCAATCTGCTGAGGAAATGGTCAAATCGTGGACGGCTTCCTATTTCGCAGTCCAGAACACCGCCGTCGAAACAACGAAAACGACCAAAGAGCAAATCGCTGAGCTTGAGGAAAAGCAATCCAGTTTAAGGTCGGTCAATGCTGACAAGGAACGTGCAGACCTAATCCATGCGAACCTAGCTCGCATCGATATTGTGAAACGTCGTATCGAGGCCGAAGAAAAGCTCGAACATCAAAGGTCCTTCGGAGCCAAAAAAGCGTCTCAAGACCTTCTGAACTTGGTCATCGACCTGAAACGAGAGGAAGAAGCCGTCGAGAAGGAAATCCACGACGCAAAAATTGCCTTTAAGATTGCCGAGAAGAAAGAGCAGGAGGCTCAGGTCAAGCAGAGACTTGAACACCTGAAAAGGATTGACTTGGAAGAGTCCCGTGCTGCTGCTGCTTCTGCTGCGAACAACGCGAAGATCGGTGCTTCGGTCGGTCGAGTGGTCTCGGCATTCTCGGAAGGGTCCGAGGCCCTGATGCGGTTTGCCAACGGTTTCAAGTATCTTGGCTTGGTCGGGGAAAAAGACCTGCAAAAGCTGACTGATGCGCTGTTGACAATCCAGGGGACGACCCAGGTATTCACCGGGGCAATCCGGTTGGTGCGTCAAGCGAGCGAAGGGTATGACGCATACCGAAAGGTAGTACTACTGACGGCTGAGGCTCACGTTGCATTGACTGCGGCTCAAAGTGCTTCGGCTGCTTCGGGAGCGGCTGCGGCTGCTGGTGCTGGTGGCTCGACGATGGGTCGAATGGCAACTGGCGCTGCAGGTATCGGAGCAAGGCTCGGCATGGCTGCTGAGACTGTTGGTATTGCTGCCGGTGGCGCTGGCCTGACTATCTTTGCCGGCGCGTTGGCTGCTGCCTCTGGTGCGTTGTTCGCTACGGTTTCGGCGGTGGATACGTTCCGCAATGCGTTGAAGTTTGGTGCAGGTGGCGGAGCTGCTGAGGGTTCGCTGACTCAGACGATCGGTACAAGCAGCATGAACCCGTTCGCTTGCTCGGGGATTGCTTGACCCTTTCAACCTGTTCGGGCTTAAAGGCAAAACTACCGGCGAAAAGCAGGCCGAAGACGAAAAGAAAAACATCGATCGGTTGGCTCAGATCCAGGCAACCCGAGCAGAGCAGCAACGACGCGACGAAGAGGACTTGAACAAAATCGTTTCAGAGCGATCAGCGATAGAAATGCAACGAGCGGCAACGGAGCGGGAAACGATGCAACATCGGCTCGGCGCGATGGCTGCTGAGGAACGTCGGGCCAGAATCGTCGAAGAGATTTCATCAATCGAAAACGATAGCACGCTTACAGCAGAACAACGCGCCAAGCAGATGATTCAGTTCTCGACGCAACGGCTTTCGGTCGAGCGTGAAATCTCTGCCGAACGGATGAGGTCTGCCCAGGAGACTCTTGCGGCTGCGAAGCAAGAACTGCAAACCAAAGAACAGCAATTGAAATCGGCTCAGGATGCGGCTTTGTCTGCCCAGGAGCGGTTCGGTTTGCTCAGCGCAGAAGAACAG